ACGGTGAAGTCCGCTGGCCCGCCACAGTTGTCGAGGTAATTCGGGTTCAAGTACCCGTAAAATCGTGGGGCCGTGATCCCTCCCAAGGCACCGAGACCGGTGTTGGTGTAGAGGCCATAGGAGCCGTGGCTGGCGAGGCCCCAATCCGTTTGCCCCCCGCCGATGTCGGCGCGACCACCATAGATCCAATTCGCGGTTTGGATGACGCCAGAGGCATTGACGCCACCGGCGGTGATAGTGACGCTCCCGGCGTTGACGAGGACATCGTTGACGACCAATTGCCCGGTCAGAGACGCGCCCCCGCCCGACACGGTGAAGCCGCTGCTCATATTCACTCGGCCCCCGAAGCTAGAAACGCCACTGACGGTTGCAGGACCGGTGACCCACAATCCGCCGCCCCTGTCCAAGTACAGCCCCGTGTTGGCATAGAGGCCATACGACCCATGAGAGGCGAGGTACCACGCCGTTTGGAGGCCGCTGATGCCATCTATTCGACCAGGGAAGACATACCCGCCCAGGAACAGGTTCGAGCTTCGGTCGAGCTTCATGGAGATGTCCGGGTTCCAACCAATCGCGTCATCAATGGAGGGCGCAATCCAGAAGCTCTCCGTCCAGTTCAATAGCTGCCACGATTGCCGGGACGCGGCGGACAATGTTGACCTGAGATTGAGCCGGGCATACCCCGTCCCGATCAGGTAGTGATCCAGCGCGCTCGCGCTGATCGGGCCTGCCAGCGTCAGCCCTCCGTCTCGATCAAAGATGGCCCCCTGATGCACTACGGCGGACTCGGCATCGTTCACGGCGTACAAGATCATCTTCCCCGCCGTATCAACGTACTGGTGCCACACCTTGGCATCCACCGGGCCGCTCAGGTTCTTCCAGGACATGAACGCGTTGTTCATTGTGAGCTTGCTGGACAGCGTCAGATTTGGGGAGACTAGCCCGCCGGTCAACGACAAGGTGCCATCGCGCGCCAGCGTCATCCCCCCGGTCGTCAGGACGGTCTCGGCATCGTTGACGGCCTGAAAGGTCAACACGGCGTTCGCATTGACGATGCGGAATCGCCGGTTGTCCACGGGGTCCGTCAAATTCTCGAACGAGATTTGCGCGTAGTTCGGTCCCGCGCCCCCGGCCACCCGGCTGAGGAAGATGCTCTGGCCGAACACGCGAGCCGGGACAAACAAATCGCCCACGCGCGCAAACTTGAAGCGCGGGCCGATGTAGGCCGTGTCGGCGTCGTTGGTGGGCGAGATGTAGAAATCGCCGAAGCCCTCGACGCGCATGTTCTTGGCGTCCACCGGAGCGGTCGTGGCCGAGAACGTCAGGAACGGATTCGGGTTGGCGAAGATCTGATTTGTCGCGGTAAACCTGTTGACCAGATTCGTCCACGCCGCATTGACGATCGCGTCCGTTCCGCCCGGCTCGTGCTGCGTATGGTGCGAGGTCGTTGGGTCCCCGGTGTCGCCCTTGACGCCCTGGGGTCCCTGCGGCCCGGTCGCGCCCGTGTCCCCCTTGTCCCCCTTCGGGCCGGTCGCTCCGGTGTCGCCCTTCTCGCCTTGAATCCCCTGCGGCCCGATGGGGCCGACCACGCCCTCGATGATGAGCAGGACGGCGATCGGCGCGTTGTGCGGGAACGTCCCGTCCCCACCAGGGCCTGACTGCTCCACGAAGACGACCCGGATCTCAAACCAGTCCGAGAACTCGATGACCTCCAGCACGTCCCAGGTCTGGCTTTTCACCGCCAGATCCTTGTCCTGAATCACAAGTCGGGTCGCTGGCGTGGTCAGCCCGAACAGAACGTGAGCATCGAACCCATCGCTCGTCAGCCAGTCGAAATACAGGGACGTGGCGTCCTGCTGGATGGCGTCGTTCCACTTGATCTTGCCCGCACCCGGATCGGTCGCCGACTGGTCGTTGGTGTCCGTCCGGTAGAAGAACACCGAGGACGAGGGGGTGGGGTCCCCCTGGTCGCCCTTCTCGCCTTGGATCCCCTGCGGCCCGACCGGCCCGACCGGCCCCGTCGAGACCGGGTTCCAGATCGGGATCCACTCTGTCGTCGCGGGGTCGGGCGGGACAAACGGGTCGGCCATTGGTCTATTCCAGATCCAGGTCGTTGTCGCGAGTAGACGGCGCTTCCGGCGTCCCCGCGACGGTGCCTGGAATGAAGCCATCAGCGGACAACTTCTCAAGAATCCGGCGCTGCATCGACTTGGTGGTCAGGTTGGCGGTGTTCAACTGCTTGATCATGTTGGTCGCCAGCTTCCCTGTGTACTGATAGAAGCTGTAGTTGCCCGCGTCGTCCTTCAGCTTGACCGTCACGAGGCCCGGCTCAGGCGTGGGTGGGACCGCTGGCGGCGGCGGCGGCAGCGTGGTGGTCGCCATGACCGTCTCCAAGTCCATCGTGAAGGACGACACCCGGTACTTGGTCGTGGACGCCGGGGTCGGCGGGACGATCGGGTCGGTCAGAATGAGTTCTTCGGCCATCGGTTACGCTCGGCTTTCTCGCTGGATCTTGTCCAGCCAATCAATGGTTTCGACGGCGTGCTTGGTCGGGGACCCCGATTGCCAGGGCACCGCGCCCAGGTAGTTATAGAGGAGGTCGTACTCCTGCATCGTCACCTGGATCGATGCGGACGGCGGCGGGCCGTCCTCGGGAGCCGTCTTCAACTGGCGCTGCGGCTCCCCGTTCACCAGCTTCTTGCCGCAGGGCATCGGCTCGCTGATGCTCTCCAGCTTCTCGAAGAACCCGACTTCCGTGCGAAGGACCTGCATCCCCTTCTTCTCTTGCAGGCTCCCGCCCAACACGAAGCCGACGAACACGAACTCGAAATGCCGCTTGCCGGTCTCGTCTGAAAAATCAAGAATCATCGTCGCCTCATGTGTTTCGGCAAGCCTTCACGCAACCGGTACAGCGTGCGCCTGCCGATTGCCAAGTAATCCGCAATTTGCGCCATCGAAATTCGCTCGCCGTCCAGCGTCCATCGGCGACGTGGGCCGTCCAGACGACGGCTTTGGCGCGTGTTCAGGCCCTGCTCGCTTCGCGTGGCCCAGCGACAGTTGCCCGGCCTATAGTGCCCGTCGTTGTCAATCCTGTCTAGTGTCATCCCTTCCTGGCACCGGCCCATGTCCGCGAGGAAATTCTTGAATGACTCGCGCCAACGATCACAGACCGTGATGCCGCGACCGCCGTAGTTCTCGAAGCCCGTCGCCGTAGGGTTCAGGCACCGCCCCTTCATTGCCCGCCAGATACTGTACTCGCGGCTCATTCCGCCCCCGCCGTGGCGGCCCGCTTCCCCGTGTTTCGTTGCACGAGCGCGGGTGCTGTCGGACAGAAAACATCCGCAACTGCTCGCGTGTCCGCTCCGCAGTCCGTCGCCACGCACGCGACATATCACCCCACACGCGCACTGACACATCCAGAACGCGCCGTGACCTCGGTGAGCACTCGTGTCCCGCGACAACACCGTCAACCGACCGTAGACGTGACCCGTCTCGTCTTTCATGGGCCAAGTGTGTCACTGTTTTCGTCATTTCCCTAGCAAAATCAGTTTTTCTGGCAAAGAAAAATATCAACAAACGGGGGCAAATGCCCCACGTCTTGGGAGGTCCCGGTGATCCCCAGGCCGCGATCGGACCCGCCGGTCGCCCCGTCCACTTGCTGTGATTCGGTGGCGATCCCGCCGTAGCCTGACCCGGAGCCGCTGAACGAGTGCGTGTGCCCGCCGACCGGGTCCGTGGCCCCGCCGACCGACACCGAGAAGTTGTGCTGATGGCCGTCCCGGGTCATCACGCCGCTGCTGCCGCCATCGACGTTCATCGTCTGGCCGTTGTTGCCGCCCGTGGTCCCTGACCCGTTGAGATTCACGGTGTGGCCGTGCCCGCCGTCGTTCGACGTGCCGCCACTGATCCCGATGTCGATGCGGCCGGTCTGGCCGCCGTGCGAGTGATCGCGGGCGCGGAGGGACCCGGCGCTGTGCAAGTGGTCGGGCGCACCAAAGCTGCCTGGGCCGTGGCTGTGGCTCCACGCGCCTCCGGTCGCCCCTGCGGTCGGCCCCACGCGCAGGAAGTAGTTGTCCCACATCACGCGGGACCAGCCGGGGGGACACGGGGACACGCTGATCACGATGAGACCGGACGGGAAGGTGGGCGGGGCCACCCACTGCGAGTCTCCGCGCAGGAAGGTCGCGGACGAGGGCGCCCCCCCGCCCAGGAGCGACGGCGCGACCTGTCCGTGCGTCAAATACGACGCATTGAGATTGGTGAGCGGGGACCCGTCGCCGAACAGCGCGGCAGCATGGAAATACCCGTTCCGCTCGAAGATGTAGGCGTTCGCTTCGCCTGACCCGTCATAGTTCGCCGCTTGGAAATAGAGCGTGGAGTCCTGGTAGGCGTAGAACCGCCACTGCGTATTGGCCCACGGATCCTTGAGCAACAGGAACGCATTGGGGCCGTCGATGACCTGACTCGCGCTGAACACATTCATCCGATTGAGCAGCGCGACGTTGGCCGAGAGCACGGCGTCCGGGATCTGGCCGTGCGTGATCTGCGAGGCGTTCAGGTTGGTCAGGTTGGACCCGTCGCCGTAAAACGTCGAGACCACATAGGTCGAAGAGATCGTCCCGCCCGTGATTGCCACGTTGTCGGCGTTCTGCGTAGACATGGTCCCGAGGCCCAAGTTCGTCCGCGCGCCCTGCGGGAACGTGGACCCGGTCCCGCCTTCGGCCACGGGAATGACCGGAATCGTGCTCGGCTCGCCGCCATTGCTCTTCACGTAGCCGTTCGCGAGCGTATTCATCGCCCGCTCGTTGGTCAGGACGCCATGCGCGGCGACGACCCAGTACGCCGCATCGACAGCGGCATCCGTCCCGTGAACCCCCTGCGGGCCTTGCGGCCCTGGAATCCCTTGCGGCCCTTGTGGCCCGGTGGGACCCGGCACGCCTTGAATCCCTTGCGGGCCAATGGGACCCGGGGGGCCGACCGCCGACGCCATGCCGACCCCGGGCCACGGTTCGGGCGGGGTCGTCGTGCCGTCCACGACGCACATATAGGCGATGTTGTCCGGGCCGATGACGATGTCGCCGTCGTTGTAGGTAACAGGCGGCTGGTAGGTCCCGAGGTAATCGAGGTCCGCGCCCCCGCCGCCACTCCCCGAGGGCGCTGCGCCCGCCACGCGGATGAGGACGGTCTCGTTGTGGGCAATCGCGCTCGGCCCCTCTTGCATGAACTGGACGGCGTATTCGACATACCCGCCCTTGTCCACCGGTTCGCCGATCGTGCGAAACTCCGCGAAGTTGGTGTGATCCACGTTGTTCTGGATCACGATTTCTGCCCCGACGTGAATGAGCATCAACCCCCAAAAGATGTCTTCCGCATCTCGGGTGAGGTTGTGAAACCAGAGCTTGGTGACGGCGCTGTAGGGGAACAGCGCATCGAAGCGGACCTGTCCCGCCGTGGGCGGTTCATTGATCGCCGACGAGTAGCGGTACGGGAAGACGGAGGCCGCGCCTCCGGGACCGACTGGCCCTTCGGGACCGGGAATGCCTTGGTCGCCTTGGGGACCCGCCGGGCCGATGTTGCCTTGTTGTCCTTGCGGCCCGGTAGATCCCGGAGGTCCCTGCGGACCCGGGGGGCCATCGTCGCCTTGGGGACCGGGCGGGCCAGCGGTCCCGCCGCCGCCGCCAGTGAAGCTGGCATCGGCCAGTTCCTCGAAGAACGCTTGCCAGACGGTCGGAATCCGCTGATCGTCCTTGCTGGTGGTGATGGCTTCCCGCGCCGGGACAAAGAACGGCGCATCGCCGTTCACGTCGTAGGTGCCGGTCGCGGGATTGATCCGACGACGGCGACCCGCATAGGGCGACCGGATCGGCATCAGCCTTGCCCACCGATCGTCAGGTACGCATCGACAATGCGCCAGGGGATCGGGTCCGTCGTGGAAATCTCGAACACGCGATCCCGCGACGTACCGAGCCGCGCCCACCGGACGGGTTGTTTGTATTTGCCGAGTTTGCCGGTGCCGCCCAGCCGTTCGGCCTGCCACGTCTTCCCGCCGTCGTTGCTGTAGCGCATCATGATCTGCGGGGTGTGGCCCTGGATGGGATCCACCAGCCCGACGCCGACTTCCAGGTCGAGCCGCAACTCGTCGTACCGGATGTAGTTCAGTTCGTTCGCGATGTGCGGGGCACGACGGACCCGGCGAATCGTCGCGCCGTTGTCAGTGAACGCGAGCGGGCCGAGCGCGTACAGGTTGCCGTTGTCCCGGTCGCCAATCAGGTACCGGTTGAAGCCGTGGCAGTGACAGATCGCCCGGTGCGCCTCGTAGACGCCGTCGTCCTCGTTCCAGAAGAGCCATTCCGTCCACAGCCCCGTGGCGGCATCGAACACCCAGGTCGCCCCTTCGTTCCGGAACGACAACACGTAGAACGTGTGACCTTGCCACTGGATGGTGAAGGCGATGGCGTCGTGAACGACGCCGTATTGGGCCATCGTCCATTCGAGCGCGTGCGTGCTGACCCGCTCCGGGTGGTAGCCGTTCGAGCGGAATACCGTCCGGGTGCCCTGCTGGTTCTCGCCGAGCCAGAACAGCGACTGGTCGAGTTGGGCGACCGAGAACGGGGCGGCGGTGCCCTGCTGCATCAAGGCACTGCTGATGGGGGCAAACGGCATCTGGCCCTGGCCGATGTTGACCCACACTTCGGAGGACTGACTGCCGAAGAGCCAGACCTCGCGATGAATGACCGCCATCCCGATCCACCGGTCGGACGCCGTCTGGCGTTGGGCGACCTGGAGACCGGGCCAGGAGATGCCGTTGACGAGCGAGGAGGCTTTGAGCGTCGAGGTCGCCGTGTCGAGCGCCACGAAATACCCGTCGCAGTACCCGCCAATCGTCGCGCCCGCGAGCACCGTCGTCAGCGTGTTGGACAGCAGGTCGAAGATGTAGCCCGTGTTCCCGGACGTGATGAAGAGTTGGTGGCCCGCATCGCCGTTGCTCGCGAACGTGGCGGGGTTGTCATCGCGGAGCACGTCCCCCCGGTCGGTCGCGACCCCGTTCTGGTCGAACTCGTAGAGCTTGAAGCCCACCACGCCAAACGTGCGCCCGTCCTCGGAGAACAGCCCCCGCACTGGGCCGTCCGTGATGCTGGAAAAGAGCGAATAGCCCGGGGTGGGATAGAGCACGGCCTGGGCCTTCGCGCCTTGGGCCTCGGTGCGTTCGATGTAGAAATTTATCGTCCGCTGCGAATCGGCGGTGCTGCTTTGGGACGGATTCGATCCGCCCACGAAGGCTTGGTATCTCATCGCGCGTCCGAACTATTGATCGCTACGCCAGTCATAGACGCCCGTGCGCGAGATGATCGCGCGGTCGCAATGCAGCAGGTCATCGGGAATGTTCTGAATCTTGACGATCATGATGGCGTCTTTCGCCATGGCGACGATGTCCTGGAGCCGGTTGCTCGCCGGGTATTCCATCGAGAGCCGCACGGCGAGGCTGTAGAGGATCGCTTCCTCAAATCCGGGCGGGAAGGTGTAGTGCGTGGAGAGGTTCGCGAACGCCGTGATGGCGGTCGGCACGTAGAGGACCGCTTCCAGGTT